CGTAGTCCGTCACATTCCCGGGCGTGGTCGTCAACCAGCCCTGCTTCACCCACGTCGACGCGGCCCGCGCCGTGCGCTCATCCAACTTCTCGACGCTGTCCTCCGGCGCCCAACACCGCAGCATCACATCGAACGCCCCCCCATCGGGGAACACCCAGCACAGCGCCGTCAAGTCCGATGTGGAGCCGAGGTCCAGGCCGCCGAAACACTCCCGGCCCTTCAACCGAATCGGATCAACGATTGACGCATTCACATCCCACGGGCCCAGCTCGAGGAACTTGAACTGCTGCTTGGTCCGGATCCCCAAGTGCAGCCGTTGGAACGACGCAAGTTCAGCCGGCGAGTCCTTCGCCTTCGTCGCCGCCGACGCCATGAACCGCTTCGTCGGCGACACCCCATACCCCGGGTTGGCCTTCTTCCAGGTCGCCTCGACGAACGGGTCATCGGACGGCTCGGCCGCGAAGATCACACCGTAGGTGGTCGGGTCTTTCAGCGTCCCGCGAGCCAACTTCTCGATCCGCGTGCGCTTCTCGTCATACGGCGTGTGCCGCCGACCCGCATCCGCAGTCGTGATGAACAAGATCAGCGGCTGGATCCGCGACCCCGTGCCGGTCTCGATCGCCTCGATCAGATCGTTCGTCTTGTGCAGGTGCACCTCGTCGACGATCCCGCCGTGCAAATCCCGGCCATGCTGCGCGTCACCAACATTGGCGACCGGCTCGAACACCGACTCTGAGGCCTTGTGCACGATCTTCGACTGGAACGGCTCGAAGTGCTTCCCCAACGCCGGCGACCCGCGCACGATCTGCTTCATCGGATCGAACGCGAACTTCGCCTGATCCTTACTCGTCGCCGCGCACACCACCTGCGCACCCGGCTCACCATCCGCGCCCGTCAGGTAGATGCCCGTCCCGGACGCGGTCGTCGTCTTGCCGTTCTTACGCGGCAGCTCCACCCACGCGGTCGTGATGATCCGCGCCAGCTCGCCCGAATCCTTCGACGGCGCAACCCAACCGAACACCGGCGCCAAGTAGTAGGCGACCTGCCAGCAATCCGGATCGAACGACTGGCCGGCGAACCGGCCCTTCGTGTGCCGCAACCTGCGGAACGCCGCGACGACGTGATCGACCCGCTCCGGATCGAACAGCGCGCCACGAACCACGCGAGGCTCCGGGGTCTTGATCAGCGGCGGACACGTCGGCGGCCGATAGCCACGCGACTCCAGGAACCAAGCGACCTCGGGGCTGAGTTTCAGCTGGTCAAGGTCAGCGTTCGCCCACGCTGCGCTACGCCGAGGACGAGTGGCCGGTGCCCGCGAACGGGTCGTCTTCCGCGCCGCCACCATTACCACTCATCGGCTTGCCGACGTTCTGCTCAGACGACGGGGTCAGGCCGAACTCACGACACGACGCGCGAAGCTGCTGACCAGCAGCTTCCGCCGCAGACAGCGCCGGATTCTTGTACCTGCGCCCGTTGTCCGGGTTCGTCAGCACGACCCCCTCCGCGCGCACCTCAGCCACCGCCTCGACGTAGGTCGCCCACGTCTCGCAATGCTCCACCAGCGCCGCGAAGTCCTCCGGCTTCAGCAGGTCCAGCTCATCCAGCCCAGGAACGATGCGATCCCACTCCGCGCGGGCCTCCGCGCTCAATATCTCCGGAGCGTCCGGGGCGCCGCGCTTGAACTTCGGCACCTCATTGACCGGCCGGCCACCGCTATCCCTACCAGCGGATTTGCCCTTGACCAGCTTCAACGCCGCCGGAGCGGCCGCCGGCCCCCTGCGACCCACGGTTATGCACCCGCCATGCAAAGCAGATGCATAATCCGGAAAGAATGCGGAAAACCTGAGCGCGTAAAAATTCGGCTACCGGGGCGGGGTTTCTGTTTGTGCTGGTCAGAGGCTTGAACCCCCCTACCCATGTTGGCCTTCGGGTATGTAGAGCAATTCGGTGAATAATATGCATGCATTTGGGATTTGTGTTTATGCATTGTTGAATTCACCTCGCTCTGGTTTTGCCTCGCATTGCGTCGGCGTTGGTCTTTGTCTGGTGATGGTCGTGGCAGAGGCTTTGCAGGTTTGTCGAGTCGAATTCGTCGCCGCCTTCGGCCAGGGGCGCGATGTGGTCGACTTCGTCGGCAAGGCGCCGGCAGCCGGGGTGCTCGCAGGTGGGTGTGGTGCGGAGCTTGTGGGCGCGGAGCCGGCGCCAGCGGGTGCCGGCCTTGCGGCGTGCCGCGCCTTCGAATGCTGGTCTGCAGGCGCATGGCTGGCGTGGTTGGGCTAGGGCTCCGCAGCGTGCGCAGATGCGGGGTGGTGCGCTGGGCATGTCGGTCACCTGCCCGGGTATGACGAAGCCCCGGTCAGCGTTTGCTGCCGGGGCTGTTTTTCGAGGTCGGGGCGTGTTTCTCCCCACTGGAATCCGATAGTAGCAGGTCAGCGCGTCAGAAATCACAATCGTGTGATTTTCCTGCGGGTGAGGTTGTTGTCTCGGCGTCGGAGTTTGCGGGCTCTGGTGAGGCTGTAGACGGGTTCGTCGGTGGGGGCGAGGCGGAATTCGATGATTGAGCCGTCGTGGAGCCAGCCGGCGGTGCGGAGGCGTCGGGCGTTGATCCAGGCGTCGAGTTGGTTGTCGGTGATGGGTTCGTCGATGGTGGCCATGACGTCGATGAGTGCTGTCCGGGTGTGGTGGTCTCGTTCGGCTGCGGCGCGGGTTCTGGTGGTTTCGACGTCGATGGTTTGGTGGCAGTTGGGGCATTCGACGGTGCGGTCGTAGGTGTCGGCGAAGAGGGTTCGTCCGCATTGGCGGGGGTGGCCGTGTTCGTCGCGGCCGAGGATGGTGGGGCAGGGTCCGACGAGGTGGTGTTCTGCGGGGTTGATGGCGCGGTGGAGTTGGCCGCCGCGGTCGGGTGTGCCGGCTATGCGGGTGATGTCGTCGTAGAGCTGGTGGCGGCCTTTCTTGGCCAGGTCGAGTCGGGCGATGTGTTTGATGTTGTGGTTGAGCCAGCGGGCGAGGTCGGGTGTGGTGACGGTGGTGAGGGCTGTGGGTGGTCTTCCGGTGGCTTGTGTGGCGATGGTTTCGACCCAGTGCTGCAAGGTCTTTCGGATGGTGCGGGCGAGTTCGATGGCGTCGAAGTCGACGGGGTTCATTTCGTCGGGGCGTCGGTTGCGGCCGATGGTTCCGACGCTGACGCGGTCGAGTTTCTGGATGCGGTTGTCGAGTTCTTCGAGGAGCCATGGGATTTGGTCGAGGCGGTTGCAGAGTTCGATCTGGCAGCTGTGGCAGAGGTAGAGGTCGTTGGGTCGGTGGCAGTGTTGGCACTTGGTCACAGGGTGGGCTCCTCGACTGCGATGTAGACGCCGGGGGTTTCGCCAAGTTCGGCTAGGTGTTTCGAGCAGCGCAGTGCGATGACTTGGCTGTCGTCGGTGAAGGTGATGCCGGTGAGTGCGTCGAGGACGGCGCGGGTGAGCTTGTCGAGGTCTGGTCGTTTCGTGGCTGGTGGTGTGGTGCGTTTCGGGGCTGTTTTCGGGCGGGGCATGGTGAACGTGACGACGACGTTGACGGGTCCGTCGAGGAGCGGCCGGCCGGCCATGGCTTGGTGGGCGGCCAGGGCGACGCGTTCACGCCAGGGGCCGACGGCTTTGGAGGATTCGACCATGATTCCGCGGCCGACGTGGCGCTTACTGCCTTGCGGTGCGGGGGTGCCGGGGACGTGGAAGTTGATCACTGGCCGTTGGTCCTTTCGGTGTTGATGTGGAAGTCGGCGGATGCTTGGCGGATTTCGGCGGCGGCGTCGGGTCTAGTCATCGGCGGCTTCCGGTGCGGGGTGCGGCGTCCCAGCCGGCCGAGAATCCCCACGCGCTTGAGAGCAATCCCCAGAGGACGATGACGGCGATGAGTCGCCAGTTGTTGTGGTGGTCGAGGTCATGGCCGGGGCTCGATCCCACGGCTTCCGTTGCAGGGGTTGGCCGGATGGTCGCCACAGGGCGCTCCGACGGGCTCAGCATGAAAGCCGTAGGGGTTGACGGCGCATGTGTGCTTACCGGCCTGGTCGCCTTCGATATGCACGTATGAACTGCTGACTGGTGTGAGTGCTATCCGGTCGGGGCAGTGCTTGCAGCGCACAGGGCAGTGCTTGCAGAGGTGGTCGAGGGCGTAGGCGGTGAGCGCTCCTGTGCCGCCGAGTTGGGCGGCGCTGAGGATGCGGGTGGGGGTGGAGGTGTTCATGCGCGGCTCCAGGGGTTGGTGGGTTTTATTGGCGGTGGAGCGGCGCACGGATGCCGATTGCTGGCCCCTGTGCGCGATTCTGGGGCGTTTCCGGCGGCGGTTGGTGTCATCCATGCCCCCACCCCATTGCCTCGCGGATCATGGCCATTCCGCGTTTGGCGGCACCTGAGTGGTCGACGTGGTCGCAGACGGTGGGTCCGCGGTAGCCGTGTTCGTCGCACAGGTCGCAGTTGGCGACGGTGTACGGATCGGTGATGCGGGCGATGTCGGGGTCGGAATCGCCGTACCGGTCAGGCATGTTTCACCGCCGCATAGGGGTGCTGACATTTGGCTACGGCGCTGTCGTTTACCTCGATGAGGTTGGTACCCAAGCAGTCCGGGCAATTGGCAGCGATGTCGCGCAGCCGGCGTTTGGCGGCATCGGCTTCAGCTACTTCAGTGGAGCCGTACCGCTCGTCCCATTTGCGAACACGTCCGCATCCATGGCAAGGGTCATCGCTGGAATTGCCATTGGGGTGGCGGGCGCACGAAGGGCGCTCTTCCCCCCTTGAGTAATTACCAAGGTGAGATATACCCGTTCCCGTTCCCGTTCCCGTGGGTATCGAAGGGGTATCGATAGGGTATCCGGCGGATACGGTATCGATAGGGTTCCGATAGGGTTCCAATACCCTATCCGGGCCGTCGTTTTCAGCTGTCTCGACAGGGTCCAATTCGTTGGCCACAGCAGTGAATTCAGCTATCCCGGCGGCCCGTAATTCGGCGGCGAGAACCTTCCGCAGGAATGGTGACGCGCACAGTCTCGCGGCGCGCATCGCCGACGCCCGGGTCTTGGGCCCCTTGATAATGAACGGCTTGTGTACCTGTGTGCGGATCAGAACCTCGTCGGTGTCCACGTCATAGAACGCGAACCGATGCTCCTGCAGCTCGGCCATATCAGCCCACAGCTCGTCGATCGTCATGCTGTCGCAGCCCTTGACCCACTTAGTCGGCTGCAGTGGGAGCAGTCCGGCGCAGTCAAGCTCCTTCTGGGACAACAGTTGGACGTAAAGACATTGGGCGCCGCGGGTGAGCTTGCGCCAGTCGCCGTCACGCCAGATGGATTCATAGATCATGGCCGCCGCGTTTGGCATCAGTGCATCAGCTC